AACATAGTCTGCAAGTTCTTTGTATGACTTGTCAATAAACGGTTCAATCTTTTCCTTTGCAATCGTGTCAAGGAAACCAACAACGTCATTTGGTTTTACTTTGTCAACAAGTGCATCGAATGTAACATAGATTGAATCTGTATCAGATGCAATAACATAATCCATATCAGTATTTAGCAACTTGTTCAAGTACTGATTCATTTTCTTTTCAATCCAACGAATAGACAACTGACCAGCGGTTGTAATACCTTCTGCAATCGCAAGGTCATAATATCTGAAGTACTGATTACCAATCGCACCATAAGCAGAGTTCAGTGAAATCTTTCTTGCCATCTGAATGTTATGATAACGACTTATGTACTTTTGATACTTGGGGTCTTTGGTATCAACATAGTCTTGTTTTGCCTGCAACATCTTTTTCTTGTAGATAGTACGGTCATCATAGATATCTTGCATCATCTCTGAAAGGAAACCCCTTTTGTCAGTTCGATACAATGCACCATTTGGTGTAATAGTACACCTGTCTGGAATATCAATTGGTGTTTCTTTTAACATCGTATCAACATCAAGTTTCATATAGTTACCAGTAACAAGTGTCTCTGGTGACATATTGTATTGCATAATCAAGTGTGGATACAATGAGTTCAAGTCAAACGACATAACCCATTTGTGTTGACCAACCTGTGGGTCTTTCACATATGCACCCTCATACTTGTCAGACTTTGCTGAGAATGATTTTTGAGGAACAACCACTTTCTTGTTCTTGAGGTAGTTGTGAATCATGACATCCCAATACTTAACTGTACCGAAAATATCTTCGTAGTTAACCTTTGCCTCATATGCCATAGTAAACAACAACTGCAACATTCCCAACTTGTCTTCTAGTTTGTCAACTAGTTCAACGTCAACAATATTGTAGTCAATGAATGATTGATAGTCTTTTGTGTACCAATCCTTGAATGTGTCGTATGGGTTTTCATTCTTCTTCTCTCCCAACTCAACAGATGCGATATGGTCAAGTCGATATGATTCTTGATTTGTATATGTGAATTTACGATATAGTGCAAGATAGTCTAGGTTTGCAACACCACCAATATCATATGTCTGTTGTTGTCTACCGTGATTGTAAACAGAACGTGCATTAACAATACCCCAAGGGGAAAACTCTTTTGCTCGGTCTTCACCAAGAACCTTAGTAACACGATTGATAAGGAACGGCATATCAAAAAACTCTGTGTTCCAACCAGTGATTACATCTGGATAGTGTTTAACCCAAAAGTTCATGAACTGTGCAAGTAGTTCGTTTTCATTGGAACAGTTGATATATGTTACATCTTCTCTGTCATTTTTGTAATCACCAATACCCCAAACAACAATCTTCTTTGTTGTTTGATTCTTGATTGTGATTGAAAGCATCTCTTCTTCTGCTTTCTCTGGGTCTGGAAAACCATTTTCACACTGTGTTTCAATATCAATAGTACACACAAGAATCTTGTCACTATCCCACTCAACATTATTTGGATATGTGTCGGCAAGATATGTGTATGCAAACCTATCCAATCCAAAAACTAGATGGGGTTGATTTTGATATTGTTGTATGAATTCTTTTGCACCCTTGATAGTGTCATGTTTGTATGGCATGACATTCTTACCATCAAGAGTCTTCCATCCAGTTTCTTTCTGGACAGGAACGTACAAAGTCGGTGAGTACTTAACCTTGTGATTAAGTCGCTCACCGTTCTTGTATTCTCTTACGAGGATTTGATTGCCCCACTGGACAACATTAGTGTAAAATCTCATAATATAGTTATATCACCTTAGTTTGTGATTGTCAAGAGAAAAGATTCTTTTGTTCTTCACTGAAGTACTTGTTAATCATTTCTAGTCTGTCATCTGCAGCTGCAAGTTTATTCAACTCTTCAATAACTGCTTCTGTTACGTCAGAATGCTCGCCGATACCAGCGGGCATTGTTTGGTATACTTTAATGTTTGCGATATGTACCGCTACTTCTCCTTCGGCCTGCTTCCTTGCAGCCTCCATGATATAATCGCCTGGTTTCATTATTATTCACCTTCTTTCTTTTTCCCAATATTATATTTTGTTTCAAGTTTCCATTCACCCTTCTCCTTGAAACTAATTACTTTAATTTGAGACAAGGGTGCTGCCTCAATCTTTGATGTTCCCACAACATCCACCAATCCCCAATCTGTTAAAAGATTAGTGATTGTATTCCTTCTTGCAATATCATTTTCAGACAAGTTTGTATCCTTGCCGTCTAATGCAAATAATTCTTTGAAATGTACAATGTAATATTTACCTTGCTTATGCAAGATATGGCAAGACTGAAAGAGTGTTTTATCTTTGCGAGAAGCAACTCCAATACGAGACAAGGTTTCTCTAACCTTGAGGAAATCGTCTGGTTCATTCAGACGAACTTCCAACATCTCCTCTGGACTCCACGATGTTTCATTCATTTTCTTCCACCTTTATTCAATTTACTTTTTATAAGGGCGATTTGTTCATCATCTAAAACATCCAGAGCGGCCTTTGCCTTCTCGTTACTGTAACCGAAATATTCTTTTACATACTCTAAGTTTTTAGACTTCTTCGCCTTCATCCAAGGAGCATATCTATTCATACTCCTTAAACTATTTAGTAAAAAGTCATATTGTAGTTTGTTATCAAGGTGGTGCATCTGATTAACCTCATTAACCAGAAGACATTCCTTCATACCAGTAGGTGCAAGACATTTGTTTACAATGAAAGCAGGATACTTCTTTTCCCACATCTCATCTTCACCTTCCATGAGGTTTTCTTTTGTCTTGTTAATACTTTTGAGATATTCCTTTAGTTCATAACTCATTTGAACGGAACTTCTATCATCATCTCAGTGAGACAAGCCAAGAGATTAATTTCTTGGTCAGCGACAAAGGCAGACTTATAAGAATAATTCCCAAGTATGAGAACACAGTGAGGAATAGCGCTATCTGGTACATTGCCAGATAAACTATCATAAACCCTACGATATATCCTATGAGGGTCATTGTCCAAATTATGAACAACCCACTCTCTGCAACTCTTGAAGTCTTTATCCTTGATAAATGATACGAGCTCTTTGATAGAATTGTCTGATAAATTGACGAGGATTCCAGCATCAATAGAACCTGTTGCAGAGTATCTTTGTAGTTCGTTGAGACATCTTCTCCAATCTGGGAAAAATTTGTTGATAAGTTCTGCCACAACTCTTTCATCTGATTTAACATTTTCATTCTCCAAAATGTATTGTACACGTTTCATAAAACCCATTGCAAGTTGTGGTTTCTCTGCATTTGGAATACGAAACTCCACTGTAGAACAACGACTGTGCAAAGGTTCAATGATACGATTTCTGAAGTTACAGGTCAGAATGAAACCACAGTTTCTACTAAACTCCTCAATAAAACCACGCAACGCAGGCTGTGTGGATTGTGGGTTTAGATAATCTGCCTCATCCAGAATAACGTACTTGCGTTTACCATCCATAGAAACAGTACTCGCAAAGTTTTTAATTTTAGTTCGCAGTGTGTCGATACCAGATTCTTCCGAACCGTTTATCATCATGTAAGTACAACCAATCTGTTCCAACATTGCTTTCGCAACTGTAGTCTTACCGACACCAGCAGTGCCAGTAAGTAACAAGTTTGGAATCTCTTCGTTGTCTACAAACTGTTGAAAGGTCTGCTTAAGTTCACTTGGAAGTATGCAGTCATCAATCGTGACAGGACGATACTTCTCTACCCATAATATATCATTCATATTAAGCAGTCTCTAGTGCAATGTAATATTCAACATCCTTACTGACATTTTTAAAACGTGAGATACCTCTTTCGGATACCTGTACGTCATAATCACCAGATAAGAGTTTAAGATTTTCTACTTTGAAATAGAACTTCTTACCCTTTGCTGGACTTTCTGCACCGACTTCGATACTGAAACTATTCGATGTATCGTTCTTACGGTCACTTACACGCAAGTCCATGATACTATCACTACCAATATCCAGAACCATATCTGGAGCACCAAGAACTGCCGCAGCCTTCATTACTTGATTAAATGTATCTTTAGTCAAAGTAAACTCTGCATCCACAGACGGCATAGTGATTTC